CAAGGCGAACTAATATCGGATTCATGTCAGTTTATAACACGATTAAAAATTGCAAAGAAAAAATAAAACAATGGGAAAAAGAAAACCAAAAGGCTTAGGCGATTCGATTGAAAAGCTTACCGAAGCAACTGGAATAAAAAAGGCAGTTGAATTATTTAGTGAGATTACTGGTTTAGATTGTGGATGCGATGAGAGAAAGGAGAAGCTTAATAAAATCTTTCCTTACAAGAAGCCTAATTGCTTAAATGAGCAAGACTACAATTACTTAAAAGAGTTTTTTGCTACTAATCCAAGCCAAATAACACCAGTAGTACAAAGAGAATTGTCAAGCATTTACAAGAATATCTTTAACATCAATTTGGAATCTACATCTTGCGCATCTTGTTGGAGAGATTATATTTCGGAAATTAAAAGAATCTATAACGAATACTAAAATGGAAGAAAGCAAAAGAGGAGGCAAAAGAGAGGGAGCTGGCAGAAAGTCAAAGGCAGAAGAGCAATCATTAGTGGAGAAATTATCCCCATTAGAGCCAAAAGCTTTTGAGGCATTAGTTGCTGCATTAGAGGATCATAAAGACTGGGCAGTAAAACTATTCTTTCAGTACCAATATGGTATGCCTAAGCAAGTGATTGACCAAAATACAACTCATACCGTTAATGACTTTGATATTAGAGAGATTGTCAAATTCAAATGATAACAATCAATAAGAAGTATATACCATTATTTGAAAGCGATAGTAGATACTTTGTAATTACTGGGGGTAGGGGAAGCGGTAAATCGTTTGCCCTAAACTCATTTCTTTTGCTTCTGACATACGAAGTTGGGCATACTATACTATTTACTCGTTACACATTAACATCTGCTCATATCTCAATTATCCCTGAGTTTGTGGAAAAGATTGAGATGGCTGATTTGCATAACGATTTTAGTATAACCAAAGATGAGATTATTAATCTCCGTACTGGTAGCAAGATTCTATTCAAGGGAATCAAGACATCATCAGGTACACAAACGGCAAATCTTAAATCACTTTCAGGAGTAACTACCTTTGTCTTAGATGAGGCAGAGGAATTAGTAGATGAAGATGTTTTTGATAAGATTGACTTATCAGTTCGTAATTCAGCAAGGCAAAATCGGGTAATCCTAATTCTAAATCCAACAACAAAAGAGCATTTTATTTACAATCGTTTCTTCGAGCAAAAAGGAGTTGATGCTGGGCAGACATTAACCAAAGGAGATACGACTTATATTCACACTACATACCAAGATAATGCTGAGTACCTATCTGAATCTTTTTTAAATCAGATTGAAGCTTTAAAGCAACACAATCCAAAGAAGTTTGAGCATACAATTCTTGGTGGATGGTTAGACAAAGCAGAGGGTGTAGTATTTACTAATTGGAGATTCGGGGATTTCAATCCTGATAAACTGCAAACATCATTCGGGCAAGACTTTGGATTTAGTATTGATCCAACAACATTGGTAGAAGTAGCCATTGACAAAAACAAGCGCAAGATATATGTCAAGGAGCATTTGTATAAACCAAAGCTTACTACATCTGAGATTGCAACAATAAACAAGCAGGTATGCGGAGGCAATCTAATCATAGCAGATAGTGCAGAGCCAAGACTAATTGCAGAGCTTCAAAGCCAAAGAGTAAACATCCAGCCAACAGAGAAAGGAGCAGGAAGTATTACTGCTGGTATTGCATTAATGCAAGATTACGAAATAGTGTTAGAGCCTAATAGCTTAAACATTGCTAAGGAGTTTAATAACTACATTTACTCAGACAAGAAATCAGGATTAGTAATTGATAACTTTAACCATGCTATTGATGCTATCCGGTACAATGTCTTTTACCATTTATCAAATCCAAGCAAAGGTCAATACTTTGTGTATTAAAGTAACAAACAAAAACTTAACTCGTTTATAAATTATGAAGATAGAATTAGATATTCCAACGGATTTAAATGAAATAACTTTAGGCCAATACCAAAAATTTCTAAAAGTAGTTGAGGATAATGAAGAATCTGAATTTGTGCATCACAAAATGGTGGAAATATTCTGCGGTGTAAGCCTTAAAAATATTTCTAAAATTAAGCACAAAGATTTAACATATATTATTAGTAAAATTGCTGCCCTATTTGATGGTAATCACCAGCTAATAAACAGATTTTTTATTGATAATACAGAATTTGGATTTATTCCAAATTTAGATGATATTACCTCAGGAGAATATATGGACATTGATACATATATTACTGACTGGAGTAACATGCACAAAGCGATGGCTGTGTTATTTAGACCGATTATAAAGAAAGGCTCAGGGAAATATAATATTGTTGATTATAATGGCACAAGTGAATATGCAGAGATAATGAAGCGTATGCCTTTAAGTGTTGTAATGGGATCAATGGTTTTTTTTTATCATTTAGGAAACGAGTTATTGAAAAGTATTCTGACTTATTTGGAGGAGAATCAGGAGGCAATGAATACTCTCAGCAAGTTCAATTTGGGCAAAGATGGGGATGGTATTCATCTATCTATGCTCTCGCTCAGGGAGATGTTAGAAGATTTGATGAAATTTCCAAACTTTCCATTTTCACATGCTTGACATATTTAACATTTGAAAAACAAAAGAATATTTTAGAAGCTAATATGATTAAACAACATTAATATGGGTTACTACTACATAATTGACAAGCTAAGGACATATTTAAAAGATACTGGTTTTATTAATACGGTATCAGTTGGCGAATTATCTTGGATTGATAACGCTAAGCAAACGATATTCCCTTTAAGCCATATTATTGTTAATAATGCTACTCCAAGTGAGCAATCAATTAGCTTTAATATATCAATTCTTTTTATGGATATAGTTGATGAAAGCAAGTTTGCATCTATTGATGTATTTGATGGAAATGATAATACACATGATGTATTGAATACTCAGCTTGAACTTGCTAATAAGACTTATATGGATATGCTAAGAGGCGAATTATATAGTGATTTAGTTCAGCTTATTGGCACACCAACTTGTGAGCCATTTGTTGATAGATTCGAAAATTCTATTGCTGGATGGACATTAACATTTGATGTAAATATACCTAACGATATGACTACCTGCTAATGCTTTTATCTGAAACTCAAAAAGTAGTTAAGAAATATAGAGATTATGTAATTCAGCAATCAAGAAGTAATTTAAGTAAGCTGAAGCATAATAATACTGGGGGATTATATCGTAGCCTTAAAGGTGAGATATTGCAAGAGGATAACTATTTTTTGATTGGATTTGAATTTGATTATTATGGAGAGTTTATAGATAAAGGAGTAAAAGGTAAAGCTACTTCATCAAAAGCACCTAATAGTCCTTACAAATTTGGCAAAGGCACAGGTAAAAAAGGAGGGTTAACTCAAGGAATTGATAAATGGGTAAAACAGAGAAAAATTCAATTTAGAGATAAAGAAACTGGAAAATTTATATCTTATAAATCTACTGCATTTATAATAGCAAGAAGTATTTATATGACTGGTATTAAATCAAGCTTTTTCTTTACAAAACCATTTATAGCTGGTGATAAAAAATATATGCAAACAGATTTAGTTAAGGCATTAAAAATTGATTTGGAAACAATTATTGATAACGGATTAAAGAAAGCAGAATGATAATTAATGCAAGAAGCCCATACTTTATTATAGTAAATGAAAGTGGGCAAGTAGGTAGTAAGATTGAGATTTTTTTGTGGAATAATCCAGCATCTATTCCTGCGACTGCTACTTATACTTTAAGTAAGCGTAATGCCTCCGCAACACAAACAGAAAACTCATACAATGTATCCTCTTTTATCAGAGAATATATAGACAATATTTCGCCATCTTCAAGCACCAATTCAATGTGGTGCAATGTTTCCATAAAACGATACAAGGAAACAAGCTTTGGTACTTATTCTCTTGTTGATACAACTGCTTATTTTGGAGTAAATGGATATACAAAGTATTTAGATGGATATAATCACACAGATGCCTCTAATAAATTTGTCGTACTTGCTGACTCAACAAAAGAAATCCAATATACATTAGGCTCAATACCAAGTGTAAATGTTGCAATTAACACTACATTAGGAGATAAGATAGAGGTAATTTACAAGGATTTAAACGGCAGAAATGCAGTTACTACTACTTTGCTTGCAGTTACTGATCCAAGTAAAAAGGATTTACTTAAAGTTGATTTAAGCACTACATCAACAAAGTATAATTGTGGAAATACGGTAACTTTAAATTACTATGTTGCAACGGTTTTAACTACAACTAAAACATTTAGAGTAATTCCAGTTTGCGAGCCAAAATATACTCCAGTAGTATGTGCTTTTATAAATCGTTATGGTGGTTGGCAATTCCTTAATTTCTTTAAGGCTCAGACTAATTCAATTAATGTAGATTCTACTACCTACAAAATGATGCCTGATGCTATTAATTACAATGTAAGTAAGCCACAAACTACATCGTTTAATATCAATGGTAATCAGTCAGTAATTTTAAATACTGGATGGGTACCGGAAAATTATTCAGATTTGATTCAAGACTTAATGCTTGCAGAAACTATTTTACTTGATGGTAAGCCAGCAGAATGTAAGACAACAAGCACTAACTTAAAGACTTCTTTAATGGATCGTAATATTAACTACACGATTCAATTTGATTACGCTTATAACCTAATTAATAATGTAATTTAATGGTAGTAGTTGGACTTTATATATATGTAAATGGTGTTGCTAAAAGACTTGATTTATTCAAGGATGAGAATATTAGCATTACCAGTTCAATACAAGATATAAATGATATATCTAAAATATTTACAGATTTTAGTCAATCGTTTACCGTTCCTGCCTCTGCACATAACAATGCAATATTTAAGCATTGGTATGATAATACTATTGATAATGGATTTGATGCGAGAGTTAGAATAAATGCTTATATAGAGTTAGACACTATCCCATTTAGAAGTGGCAAAATTCAACTTGAAAAAGCACAATACAAAAATGGTGTAATTGATAACTATCAAATAACCTTTATTG